TCTTTTATGGACATGGTGCTTACGCGCGCACACGCGCAGGCGGCGGTACAGTTCGATGGTGATGCTGCAGCATATGCACAAGCAACTAACACTCTGGGCCACATGTATGAATGGGGAACTGCCGGGGTAAATAGTCAGCCCACTACTCGCAGAATGAGCCCTTTGTCAGATGAGGCCAAGCTATGGCGTCACACATTTACTGGTAGAGGTAAGGCAAAAGAAGCGGGGTTCACATTCCAGCCGTCTGTCGTTCCTATTCCTAAGCCAACTACAAAAGCAACCGGAGTAAGCAGACAAGACCTGGCTCAGCTTAAGGGCGGACCATATATCTTCGCTGCCAAGGCTGCCATTATGGAGACAGGGGCGTCGGTAATGATTCGTCCCCGTGGTAATTGGCCTCTGTTCATGCCGTTCGGACCAGAAGGACCACGTAATCCAAAATATGCTGGACGCACATACATTTGGCACAGAGGGCCAATTCGTAGTGTCCCGGGAAAGACATATGCCGGTAACTTCTCTAAGTTCTGGATAGCTTGGTGGAATACAGAAGGTGACCGAGTAATGACTGATGCGGTTGAATCTATGGTCTCCACCAAAATGCAGACTATGGTAGATAAAGCTGGAAGAAGAATGGGAAATAGACCAACCAAGGTTTCTACCTATTCATTCAAGATTCAAATGGACAAGGCGAGAGCCCTTGCCGAACGAGAAATGTATGAGGTGTCAAATTGGCCGTAGCAATTACGACGCAGGCAGTTAACGTACTGAACCTGTATCTATGGGAAGCACTAAAAGCTAACTTGGGCATGCTGGAAACAGACTATGGTACCCCAGGGAAGATTCCTATTATTCCAGCAGGACAAGAGCCTGACTTTACCAACATTGATAAGCCGTTCCTGGTGTATGGATTCTCTGAGGATTATGGTAGCGAGCATGGTGCTCTACGTAGCGGCACACTAACGTATGCCATTTATTCGAGCAGCGTTGCAAGCATCAACTCGATTCTAAATGTATTGACTACGGTGCTGGCAGAGGACGACACCGCACGCAGGGCCAACGGATGGTCCTCCAGAAACTCAGCATTAATTGGGGTGACCTTTACTAACATTAGAATTATCTTCGGCGAGGGAGCCGCTCCCGCAGACCAAGAGGGCGGTAGAGAGATGGGCACCCTAACTATCGGATATGATTTCAAGACTTACTACGCAGTTAAGAAGTACAACGTCACCACCAATACCTGGGTGTGACGTTCCGTGGTCACAATTTTGCTTTAGGACCGCTCCCGGGATACTATATTCATGAGAAAGTGCCACCGATTTTCAAAAAATACGGAGGTGAATTTTTAAATGGGAAACAAGAAGCAGATTATCGTCGGTGCTGCTGACGTATACCTTGGTCCAAACGGAGTAGGTATGCCAGCATATGTCGGCGGTACAAAGTACCGTACCACCCTTGCAACAGCGAATGGTTCTACCTCAACCGGAGACCCAACGCTTGTTACCAACTGGAATAACGTTGGTTACACGCAGGAGGGACTGGAGTACTCTTACGAGCCAGACTTTGCCGACGTTCAGGTTGACCAGTTGCTTGATGCCGCAAAGATTTTCAAGCAGGGTATGACCGTTAACATTCGTACCACTTTTGCTGAGGCTACCCTTGACAACTTGCTAATTGCATGGGGTCAGTTGGGAAGCACGGTTTCTTCTGTAGCTCCATTCGAGCGCCAGGCTGATGTTCAGGCCGGTTCTCTTGGTGCAGCACCAGTTGAGCGTGGTTTGATTGCTATCGGTAACTCACCTGAGCACGCCGCAGACAACAACTATGGTGAGCGTGTTTACCACGCCTTCCGTGTTCTTTCTGTAGAGTCTTCTGCTCACAGCATGAGCCGTAACGACCCAACCGTCGTTCCAGTTTCATTCCGAGCACTACCTGACGACACTACTCAGAACTATGGAACCATCCGTGACCGTCTGAACGTCTGATAGATGAATCTTTAGCGAGCCCCGACAATGTGTCGGGGCTTTGCTATTTGCGACATAACTATCTGTCAGATATAATTCAAGAAATGGAAGGAACATTTAATGGCAACGACAATCTACGATGACGTAGAAATTGCACTACAGGACGGCACAGAGGTTTTGATTCGACCATTGCCAATCGGTCAGCTTCGTCGCTTCATGGCAGCATGGCGTGAGATGTCACACCTTGCTGAGATTGAAGGTGAAGAGGAGCAGGAGGCAAAGTCATTTGATATCTTTATCAACTGCGCCGGTATCGCATTGGAAAATCAGTTCAAGACAATGGAGAAATTCACTGAGACCAGGGGTAAGCTAAAGGACCCTCTCTCTAAGGAATATCGCTCATACCTTGAGGAAGTTCTGGACATGGACACCATTTACAAGATTATGGAAGTCTGTGGCGGATTGAAGCTGAATGACCCAAACCTGCTGGCGGCACTGGGCGAAGCAGCACAAGCAGCCCAGGGCTGACTTGGGAAGACTTTGACTTAGCCGCACTTGAAGCAGAGGCCCTTCTGCTTGGTATATGGAAAAACGTCGAGGAACTTGAAAAGAGCCTCACGCTCCCAGAATTGGAAGCGATTCTGAAAGAAGCACGAGAAAAGGAAATGAGGCATCACAGATTCCTCGCTGCAATACAGGGAATTGACCTGGATGCTCAGATGGGCACCGGAGAGGACCCGGTAGAAGCAGCAAAGCGCAGGATAGCCGCAAGGCAATCCGGCAAGCCAGAATTGGAAGTAGAATTCGACGCTTTCTCCACTGGTTACGAAGTAGAAGAATAAATGGGAATGATAAGAAATTTCTAATCTAAACATTCGCATCTACGGTTCGGCAAATCTTTCACAGGTTTCCGGAGAGTTTGCGAAACTTGAGACGCAAGTTGCCAAGCTAAACGCGGCAATGGCTGCCCAGGTCAACCAGAAGGGTCTGGTTGACCCAGCGGGCTTTAAGCGCATGAATGCCGAGGTGGCAAAGTCATCTCAGGTATATCGTGATGCACTTGCGTCTACCGGAATGTTCCGAGTAGAACAGCTTCGAGTTAATTCCGCTACCGATAACTACACCAAGGCCCTTCAGGGCCAGAAGCTTGGTCTGCGTGACCTCGTAAAGCAGCAGAAGATTGCTGCCGCTGCCTATCGTGAGCAGCTTGCTTTGCAGCAAATGGTCGTTCGCACTTCATCAACAGGTGCACTCAACGGCAAGCAGATGATTGACATCTCCTTCCCAGACAGAGTAAACGACCAACTAAACACATTTGGTAATCGCCTGGGATTTGCACGAGAGCAGATGCGTTCCCTTGCAACACAGACTGTCAACTGGGGTAAGAATACTCAGTGGGCCGGTCGTCAGTTGATGGTCGGTTTCACCGTGCCAGTTGCTGCAGCAACTGCCGGAATGGCAAAGCTTGCTTACGACATGGACGCTGATATTACACGCATCCAGAAGGTTTATGACGCTGGTGCCAATGGTATCAAGGCAAGTAATGACAAGATTCGTGCCGATGCAACTGATAGCGCAAAGACTCTTGCTGAGCAGTATGGACAGTCTGCCAAGGATACTTTGGGAATTATGCAGGAGCTTGCGGCAGCCGGTAAGACTGGTGCTGACCTACAGCAGCAGACTGCAGACGTTTCCCGAGCTATGCTATTGGGTGACCTTAATCGCGCCGACGCTCTGAAGACCAACATCACCTTGCAGTCTGCTTATAACTTGAGCACCAAGGACTTGGCCGACACATGGAACTTCTTCAACAGCGTTGAAAACAGCACTGTTCTTACCATGCAGGATATCACCGAGGCTATTCCACGAGTCAGCGGTATCATGCAGACCCTTGGCGTTAGCATTCAAGACACCACTACCCTACTAACCGGTTTCAAGGCCGCTGGTATTGATGTTGCCGAAGGCGCTAACGCCCTAAAGTCTATCTCCTTCAAGATTTTCAATCCTTCCAACAAGGCTGTGTCTGCATTCCAGGAGCTAACTGGAATCAACTACTCCGAGGTAATTAAGGAGGGTAAGGGGCAGCTAATCCCTACTCTGACCGCCATTTCTAAGGCAGTAAGCAAGCTTAACAACCAGCAGAAGGTTCAAATCATCGGTGACTTGGCCGGTATCTACCAGGGTTCTAAGTTCGCTGGATTGCTAACGCAGCTTGCAGACCTAAATGATGCTACGACTCAGATTGGTCGTGCAAACATGGTAGCCAAGCAGACCACAGAGGACTGGGCCAACACAGCAAATGGCGAGTTGAAGACCCTCCAGGATTCTATCTCCAACAAGTTCAAGAGGTCTGTAGAAACTCTAAAGATTGAGCTTGCGGAGATGGGCAAGCCGTTCCTTAAGGTCGGTGCTGACGTACTGAATCTCATCCTTAAGATTGTTAAGGCATTCAACGGCATGCCAGATGCAGCTAAGCAGGCCGCAGCGATTACAGCCATTCTTGCAGCGCTGGTTGGACCTGCCATTATGCTTGTGGGTCTAAGCGCCAACCTAATTGGTAACTTCCTGAAGATGGGTGTTACTGTTACAGGCGTACTAACCAAGTTTGAGCTATTGACCAAGGAGCAGCGTGCAGCACAGCTTGCTGCCAAGGCTGCCGAAGCGGGCTTCATTTCCGAGGCTCAGGCGCTTCAGAACCTTACTTCTGAAATGAAGAAGTACCAGCTTGCACAGGAGGCCGCAAGCAAGAACATTATGAAGCAGGCACCTGTTACTGCTGGTGGCGGTGCTCAGCCGAATGCGTCCGGAACAATTCAGAACGGTCTGTGGATTCCAAATAATGTTGCGCAGGCTCAGGCAGCCAACGCAGCCGCTTCACAGCAAGCTGCAACGGCATCCCAGAAGCAGTCTGGAGCCATGAAGGCTGTAGCCGAATCTGGTGCGTTGTTTGCAGCAGGTATGGTTGCATCTGCGGTCTCCTCTAACGAGACTGTGGACCATATTGCTCAAATGGCTATGTTGGCATCCGTTGCCGGTCCCGCACTGTTTGGTGCCGTAAAGGCTTTGAATTCAGTACAGTGGGCACAGATTGGAAGCAACATCGCTGGTAAGTGGACAGCAGGAACTGCAGCCGTGGCTGGAAATGCAAGCAAGTTCACCACAGCACTAAAGAGTGCTCCAAGTCTGCTTGCAAAGTCTGGCTCTTTGATTAAGAGCGCAGGCGCTGGCATCGTCAGCATGATTGGGCCGGTAGGAATTGTCATGGCCGCAGTAGCCGCCGGTGCAATCTCCTGGAAGCTCCTAAGTGACCATGTAAACGAAGCATCAAAGAACATCGAGAACATGGCGAACAACAAGAACCTTGGAAACATCCTTGGTTATGATGCCAAGTCTCGTAGCGAGATTGACCAGACCAACAAGTCAGTATCATCTACCTTCGACAAGGTTGCAGCTATCCGCACCGAATTCGGTGGCGTAATTGACAGAATGCGTGCAACTACAGACGAAGCTAAGAAGTTTGACCTTGCTATGGAGAATGTTGGACTTCAGGTCATCGACCAGGGCGGTACGGTAGAGCAGGCCAAGGAAGCTGTTAAGCTTGCCCTTCAGGCTGCTGGAGAGACTGCTCAGCAGGCGGATGCAATTGTTATCCGATTCCAGGGACAATTTGATACTCAGGGACTTCTTGACCAAGCTGCCAAGGCAACTCAGGACTTTGTTAACAGCGCAATGCAGAACAATAACGGTCCGGGCATGCTGGAGCAGGTTATTGGATTCAAGTCTCCAAATGACATTTCAAAGGAAGCCGAAGCCTACGGTAAGGCTGCCGGTGACAAGCTTGCACAGGGTGTTCGCACGGCGATGGATGCCGGTATCGGACAAGGTACAATGCTTACCAACTATGACAAGGCATTGCAGCCACTAAACGATTCTCTTGCCAAGCTACGCAAGCAGCAAATCGATACCAACAAGCAGTTTGGTGACAACTCTCCAGAGGCCGAAGCGATGAGGTCTCAGATTAAGCATGCCGAGGAGCTTCGTGCGGCGGTAGTTAAGCAGATTATCACTAACTTGGCCGGTGAAGATGCTACCAAGAAGTTCACCGATTCACAGCTTGCCAACATGACCGCAACAGATGCATTGAAGAACTCATATGTCACCTTAACTGATGCGGATATGCTTCAGTACTTGCAGGCAAAGAAGTCATCTGGACAGCTACTTGATACCGGCGAGGCTGAGAAGCTTGCTGCGTTGGAGGCTGCCAAGTTGGCAAGTAGCTCCAAGGACGCTGCAGGAGGAATTTCCACCACTGGAAAGGCTGCTGCTAACGCACAGACTGACCTTGATAAGCTGACCGCTACGTTTGCAAGTCAGGAAGAAGCATTCCAGGCTTATGCAAGCGCGGCTCAGAAGGGTACACAGGCAGCAATGTCCGAGTACGCCGACCAGGCGCAGCAGAACTTCCAGAACCGCATGAACGCAGCGATGGACGCATACAAGGCATCTCAGGATGCCCGTATGGACGCGCTACAGAAGCTTCAGGATAAGGCGTCCAAGGCATTGGACGCTCAGCAGGAAGCTGATTCTCGCCGACTTGATGCACGTCAGAAGGCGCAGGACCGTCGTTTCGATGCAATGCAGCAGGCGCAGGATGATGCACTTGACAAGCGTCAGGACGCACGACGCAAGGCCATTGAGGCTGGTTACGACGCACGTATCGACAAGATTAACCAGACGATGAAGACCGAGCAGGCTGCTGAAAACCTACGTCAGAAGATTTTTGATGCAGAGCAGACCCGAATCTCACGTCTCGCAGAGAGCCTGAACCGTAATATCGACTTCAACGCAGCACTGAACTCCGGTAACATGGATGAAGCTGCGAAGATTATGAATGATGCTATGGCTTCGCAGGCTCAGAACGCATTGTCCGATGCAAATGACAGCGCAAAGTCTTCATTCGATTCTCGTCAAGATGCCCTACAGAACCAGATTGATATCATCAACAAGCAGAAGGATGCTCGTCTTGATGCTCTGAAGGTTGTTGAGGATGCAGAGAAGAAGGCCCTTGAAGCCAGCCAGCAGCGCCAGAAGGATAATCTGGACCTACAGCAGCAGGCTGAGAAGGACGCATTGAGTAAGCGTCTGCAGATGGAGAAGGATAATCTTGCGGCCCGTCAGAAGGCAGAGCAGGACCAGCTTCAGAAGCGTATTGACCAGAATATTAAGGGTGAGCAGAAGATTTGGGATTCTCGCAAGGCTCAGCTTGACCGAGCAATTGTGGACTTCCAGAATTTCGCACCACGTAACGCAGCAGAACTTGCAAAGCACATTAAGGATATCTCCGCAAAGTATGACCAGTTCAGAGTCGTCACGCGCGGTAAGTTCAATGCTACTGCTGTGGACGTGAAGTCTGTCCTTACCCGCAATATCCAAACAGCCATGAATGAATTGGCTGCTAACCAGACATGGGCAAGTGTTGGTGCTCAGATTGCAACCAAGATGACCAAGGGTGCTTTCAATATGGACATCAACCAGTTCATCACCTGGGTAACCACTGGTGTAACTCCTAAGGGATGGACGGCTTCCAAGCAGGCTGTCAGCGCAGCCGCGATGCTGAACGCTCAGCAGCAGCGCAACAAGAATGCCAATGACCGCCGTCTTGCTGGCGCATACCACGTTGGTGGTTCGATTGGCGTAGACCCGGGTGGTCGTGCAGGAATTACTGGAAGTAAGCTGCACCGTTCCGAGGTTCCAATTGTTGCACAGCGCGGTGAGTTCATGGTCAACAAGAAGCAGTCCGCAAAGCACATTGGATTGCTACAGGCTATCAACTCTGGAAATTACGACGGCGAGGGTATGGGTGGCGCTCCACTTGGCTTTGCTGGAATGATGGCTGCTGGAATCGCAAGTGCCGGAATCCAGGCGCTTAGCCAGGGTATCCAAATTGCAGCGGGACGAGCAATCAACCGCGATGCAGCAGCGTCTATGGGTGGGCTGTTCACTGCCGCCAAGATTGGTAAGTATGGACAGCGTACATTCTCTGCCGAAGAGCTTGCTAACGCAGCAATCATTGCTAACGTCGGTAGCACCATGAACATGGGCGCTCGTGATATCGAAATCGGTATTATGACCGCTATCACTGAGTCTGGTCTACGTAACCTGGCCGGTGGAGACCGAGACTCTATCGGACTGTTCCAGCAGAGGCCGTCACAGGGCTGGGGAACGCCTGCACAAATTTCCAACCCAACCTATGCTGCACAGAAATTCTTCAGTGCTCTGAAGGGCGTCAAGGGCCGCGCAGGTATGGAGCCTTGGTTGGCCGCACAGGCTGTTCAGCGCTCCTTCGATTCAACCGGCTCGAACTATAAGCAGTACTGGGACGAGGCAATGGGAATCTTCGGGGGAATGTCTCAGGACCCTGGAGGACTAATTGGAGCCGGTACTGGACCAGCCAACCGTACAGGTCTGAACGCTATTAACTGGGCACAAGCAAGAATCGGTATGGAAGGTTGGCTTGGATTGTGTCAGAAGTTCGTACGTATGTCACTTGGTGCTGGACCTGGATTCCCAAGCGCTATCGCAGCATGGAATGGTGCAAAGTACCGTCACGGTATCTCTAACCCAAGTGCTGTTCCTGCTGGTGTTCCTGTTTACTGGGGTGGAGGCGCTTACGGTCACGTTGCACTATCTACCGGTGGTGGTGGAGTAATCTCTACCGACTTCCCAACAATGGGCAAGATTGGCCGAGGCACAATCTCTGGAATTGGAAGCGCATGGCACAAGCCACTTCTTGGATGGACAGAAGATATTAACGGCAAGCGTATTTATGGTCTGCCAGGGCTAAAGACTGGTGGTCACACGCTAACCGATGGTCTTGCAATGCTTCACAAGCGAGAAACTGTTCTTACTGCTCCATTGTCTGAAGATTTGAAGCAGGGAGTTCAGAACTTTGCAGATGGAGGCGGCGACACGTATAATATTGACGTGGACGCAAGAGGAACGAGCCTGAACGAGCAGCAAATTGTAAATGCAGTTATGTCTGCAATCGAAGCAAAGAATGCTCGTAAGCCTCAGTCAAGAAGGGGTAGAAACTAATGGCATGGACTGACAATGCGGCTATGTTCTGGTACGACGGAACACAGTATCGCAAGATTACGGACCACGGAAGGTCGCCATTGCAGGTTAATGTAGACCGAATTGAAAAGAAGCAAAGAATGGCCGATGGAACGCAGAGGCGATACACAGTAGCAAAGAAGCGCTCCTGGTCTTGCTCGTGGGATAGCCTGCCAAGCAAGAATGGTGTCTCCGGATATATGAGCACTGTTGATGGTGGTTACGCGGCCTCTGATATTGAACTGTTCCACAAAAACCATGACGAAGCATTCAACATGCAGCTTCGTTCTGGTGACGGTACCATTGAAGTTGTCACGGTTATGATTTCAGACTTTAACAAGGAGATAGCTAAGCGTGGTCCCGGTATTGATTTGTGGAACGTCTCTATTACCTTGGAAGAAGTCTAATGAAAACTGTAAATTCAAATGTCACTGATGCAATTCGTCGCGGTTACAATGTTGTCGCCAAGCCTCGCTTGACAATCGACTGGAACATGAACCGCTACACAACCGTGTCTGCGGACAATCAGCCACCGGAAGATACCGACGGTTTTGATATCGACTCCTTCCCAATCGAATCTATTTACGCTGCGAACAGACCCACACGTGGTGTTGTTAAGGCACGTATCGATGAGAGTGTGTTGAGTGGATTTGATGCAAGTCCAAATAGTGCACGATACTACACTTCATCCCCACTGGACGACTATAAGTATTGGACCTCGCCGGTACCAACAGACGGTTCAAAAACATTTCCTACCTGGACAGACTCTCTAACCAAGTGCAAGCCACATATCAGCTATGCATCACTGGTCGGAGTCAATAAGATTGTCATTAGCTGGGAAAGCTCATGGGCTCAGCCAGACTTATACTACATTGACATTCAAACTACCGTGGGTGGGGCATGGACGGCACTTAGTGGTAACTCTTGGGCTCTGGATTCCAAGGGTCGCACCGTGCTGTATCACCAGGGTTCTGACGTATGGAGCCTGACTCGCCCGGTAGACGCTGATGGTGCCATCGTAACCAACCTAAAGAATTTGGCTGGTATCCGAGTAAGAGTAAATACTTTGAAGGCTGGGCAGGGCGATTTCGTTGGTACGGGAGCAAACTCCTACTGCAACGTTATTGAAATTGCAGCCCATCGAGAAGAAAACTTTACTTCCCGCCTAATCTCTGTAGAAGATACATTTGATATGGGCGAGAAGTCTATCATCTACCCAATGGGAACAATTACCTCCAATACCGCCACCATTTCACTGGACAATACTGATGGTGTGCTTTCCGAGGAAAGCGCCTCAACATATGTCAGAGG